TGATTGACGTGTCGGGCAAATCACCGGCATATCGTCATCATCGCAAGAATTGAGCTCGCGCCCAGATGGCTGCGGGCTTTTTTATTTCCGGCTCGCCTCGCTGGCCTTCAAGTCGCGAACAGCCAGAGCAAGTCAGAACCGAGGCCTCAAAATACAGGCCTCCATTATGTGCCGACCCCGGCAGCCGCTTCCCGTCTTCCGAAACGTGATCGCGTTTCGGAAGACAGCTGAAGCGCAAAGGGCGCCCGGTAAAGTCTCGCCCGCCTCGCACCGAACCGAAATCCGCTCCTTTGGATTTTCGTGCCACCGGTCCCGTGAAGGGTTTCCTAAGGACATCGACAGTTCAGCGGCTGAGATCTCGCCCCGCCAATTATAGCGGCGGACAGACAGCTTCCTTGCGGTTCTCGACGTCTGCAACCGGCGCCGATCGCGCGCCGTCGTTCATCCTTCAATGCTCCCTGGCCGTCCGGTCGCTGACGATCGGCCATTCGTGTGCTTCGCGGAGCTTACTTACAGGAAATCCCACCCATGGCTCTCCCGTCTTCCACCTTCGTTACCTATTCCGCTGTCGGCAACCGCGAAGATCTTTCGGACATGATCTACCGGATCGATCCGACCGATACGCCGTTCATGAGCGGCGCCGACAAGGAAAAGGCCACCGCCGTCAACCACGAATGGCAGACCCAGGCGCTCGCCGCCGCTTCCGCTGGCAATGCCCAGCTCGAAGGCGACGATCCCACCACCAACACCACCACGCCGACGGTGCGGCTCGGCAATCTCTGCCAGATCTCCTACAAGGTGGCGCGGGTTTCTGGCACCCAGCAGGCGGTCGATCATGCCGGCCGCGACAATGAGATCGCCTATCAGGAAATGCTGAAAGGCCTCGAGCTGAAGCGCGACATCGAAACCATCCTGGTCGGCGCCAACCAGGCCAAGGTCGCCGGCAATACCTCGACGCCGCGCCAGACCGCCTCCATCCTGTCGTGGATCGTGTCCAACACTTCGAAGGGCACGGCCGGCGGCGCGGCCGATCCGTCCGCCGCCGACGGCACGGGCACGCGCACCGATGGCACCCAGATCGCTTTCACCGAGGCGCGGCTGAAGGCCGTGCTGAGTTCGATCTGGACCAATGGCGGCAAGCCCGACACCATCTTCACCGGCGCCTTCAACAAGCAGGTGTTCTCGACCTTCACCGGCCGCGCCACCGCATTTGAAGAGACCAAGTCCAAGAAGATCGTCGCTTCGGTCGATGCCTATGAGTCGGATTTCGGCAAGCTGAAGGTGGTGGCCAATCGCTTCCAGCGGGCGCGCGACGTGCTGGTTTTGGAAATGGACAAATGGTCGGTCGCCTATCTGAACGGCCGCAACATGATCTCGATCCCGCTGGCCAAGACCGGCGATTCCGAGCGCCGGCAGATCCTCGCCGAATACGCCCTGGTGGCGCGCAACGAGAAGGCCTCGGGCGGCATCTTCGATAACACCACGTCCTGATGCTGCTCACTCTCATTCCTGAACTCTGGCAGGCGGCCGCGTGCGGCCGCCTTTTCCTTTGGAGATTTCTATGGCGCTTCCCGGCAATCACACGCTCAACACCATCAACCTGACGGCCTATACGCCGTCCTGCGGCGCGTCCCCCGTCGCGGCCTATTTCCGCGTGCCGTTCCGCAGCACGATCCGCCGGTTCACCGGCATCCTCGGCGGCGCGATCACCACCGCGGATGGCACGATCACCGTCACCAACGCCACCCAGGGCGCCACGGTTGGTACATTCACCGTGACGCAATCCGGCTCGGCCGCCGGCCAGTTGTTCTCGGGCGCGCCGACCACGGTGGCGCTGTCGCAGGTCAACGAAGATGACGTGCTGGTGTTCACGCCATCTGGCGCATCGGGCGCTTCGATCCCGATGCATTTCTCCCTCGTCATCCGTCAGGCCTGATCCCATGCAATATATTGGCACCGGCCGTCTCGGCCTCACCCAGAACGTGGCGTATTCGACCACGGCGGGCACCATCACCAATGCGTTGGGCGCGCAGACCTACAAGGTCCGCGTCGTTACCACCACGGATGCGTTCATCACCACCGACGGCACGACCGCGACCAGCGCGAGCGCCTACTTGCCCGCGCTGGCGGTGGAATATTTTACGGTGTCGCCCGGCCAGAAAATCTCGGCCATCCAGGTCTCGGCCGCCGGCACGCTTTACGTCACCGAGATCGTCTGATGGCGTTCGCTCGGGAAGGGGGCGCGCGGCGGCTTTGGCTCTCACGGCGCGGCCGGCGGACATCTCACCACGACCACGCCGAACCCCGCGACCACCAGCAATGGCTGGGTGGATGGCGGCTCTTCCCTGAAGGCCATGGAGTCAGTCCGTCTTTCACTGAACGCCTGGAAAAAGACGTTGCCGCTCGGCATCACCTCCTGCATCGACATTGCCGCGCAGGTGGAAGACCCCGGCCGGCCCGGCTACTGGCTCGGCAGCGCCTCGCCCTACACGCCGGATGGCCTGCACGACAATCTCACAGCCCAACCGCCAAGGGCAATGCGTTCAATCTGAATATGCTGGCGTGAGGGGAAAGGTGCGGTGATCGGGTAGTGGGCCGCCGGCACGCGTAAGGTCACCGAAACCGTGTGATGACGTTCGGGTAGTTCGCAGGGAGGGGATTATCATGAAACCACAGACCCCGACATCCAGAGTGAGCACCGCCGCCGGTGATTTGCCGGGGGCTGGCGCCGGAGATCGAAATTACTGACCAGATGATTGAGGCGGGGCTTTCAGTGCTGCGCTCAGCACATCTATCGGAATTTCCTCTTGAATACGCTGATCGTCAAGTCGTGAAAAAAGTGTTCCGAGCGATGGTTGAGGCGAGTTCATGGTCGCATGAAGGTCTCGCAATAGCGCCTTAAGTTTGTCGCTGACGTCGAGGACGGCAGCAGTGAATATGATTATTTCGTCCTCGTTCAGATGGCCCTGCTTGCGCCATTTGGACCGCGTATCGTATCTGCCGGGGCCAATGGTAGCAGGCTTGCTATCGTCCAATGGTTTATCCCACACCGTGTGATGTGCGAGCCTAACCCTGGTGTCGTTTAGCGCCTTCAAGGTTTCCGCGCATTTGCCCCATCCGGGTTTGTGGCCGGAGTATTTGAAATCGATCGTAAATAGCTGATCGATGATGGTAAGCCACGAAAAGAAGTTCATGATAGAATAGAAGACCAGCCCGGTTTTCTGTTCTGTTGTTCCCAGAAGGATGGCAGCGATCTCAATAACTTCGCTCTCCATCGATGCCCACATGGAGATCGCTTGACCTACTGAAGAGTAGAGGTCTTGGTGCCGCCTCCACGCGGTGTCGTCTACGTTAGGCGGAACACTTTCGGTCATGGATTTTGTCTCTCAATGAATGACGGAGCGGCCTAAGCCATTTCAAACCAGACCCGGTTGATGGCTTCGACATCGGCCGGAGGAGCGGGATACATCCATGCTTCGGTAGCATCGACGACGGTCAGCTTGTCGTTGCTGTCCATAACCGCGAACACATGCCGATGGGCTTCCTCGGGAGAGCGCGCAGTGTGCACATAAAAGAATGACTGCTGCGCGTGGTACCATCGGCCAAGTGATTTGATGCGTTCATGCACCGCATCATAGTTTTGCCCCGGCTTGTCGAGATCGTAAGAAATAAACAAGTTGAAAGCCATGATTGGCTCCTATGTTTGCGGAGCCGACCTTGACTAAGGTGGGTCAGGGAATAATAGTTTCCCTGCTTCAAAGCACCTGCGCCCGCGAGTCGACTCCAGAGGTTGATGCGGGACCGATCCGGGCCCCTTGGAAGGCGCGAATCGGCTCAACCCGGAAAGCTCGGTGATTCCCTTGCGGGAGTCGATCCAAGCGTTCCGGGTTTGTGCTTTCTATCCACGTGAATCTTAGCTTTTGCGCCAGAACTTGACGCCGATCAGCTTCTTGGGAGGGCGCCGCTGAGGCGCTCACCTGCTCCCCGAATTGATCGGCTGCTCTGGCGAGCCCGGTCCTGAGCCGGTGGTGCCGATCGGCAAACCGTTCGGAGCGGTGCCGACTTTTCGCGCCCGCGCCGCATAGGCGGCATAGCGGCGCGCCACTGTTCAAAATTGCCGGGATTGGAAGGCGAAGCAGCGGAGCGATTAGCCGCGCCGCCAAAGCGCATGGTCTGTCCGACCGAATTCTGGAAGGTCGAGGGTTGACCGACCGTGTTGCGAAACGGCGCACCGGGATAAGTTGCCGTAGCTGATCCGGCCACCCCCGGATGATTGGCGGACGAGCCGCCCGTTCCCTGCGCCTGCGCCGGAGCGTCACAAATGAGCGTCCCGACAAGACAGGCGCCGAGCAAGATCGAAGACCACGAAAAGACCGGCTGGTTCTGCGCCATGTGATGCTCCCTCGGACGTTCATTGATGAGGCCGATCAAGGCAATTCCCCGAGCGCGAAAACAGAGCTCCATCGAGAGGGCCGCAAATCATGTTGCAGACCACAGTGCACCTCGACCCCGGGGGCCGGGACCTCACGGTCGAGCATCGTCAGGATGTCGAACCCATTCTGGAATGGAACAGGGCCTCGCGCGCCGAAGACCAGCGCAGCGATTGGGGTCGTCACGTCGCCCGCATTCCCAACGTCATCTATGTGCGCTGGCTCGACGACGAGCACGCCCGCGGCAACACCGGCCTGCGGCTGTTCACGCCGGAATTCGATGCGATCGTGCAGCGCAAGCTCAAAGATCCCGAGTGGGCCTATTTGCGAACCGACCGGCCGAAGCTGCAAGCCGGCTGGTCAGCGGAGACACCATGACAGGCATTACCGATTACGCTTCGCTACAGGCGGCGATCATCGAATATCTCGCGCGCGACCAGGACATGACGCTGATTGCGCGCATTCCGAGCTTCATCCAACTCGCCGAAGCCAAGTTCAACCGGCTGCTGTTCGTCCGCCAGATGGAAAGCCGCGCCACCGCGCTGATCGATCCGCTGTCGAGCGAGCCTGAGTTCATCTCGCTGCCGGCGGATTTCCAGTCGATGCGGCGCGTTCGCCTGTCCAGCATCACCGGCAAGCCCTGCCTGGAATTCATGTCCGGCACGCAGATGGACGAATACCGCCTCGGCATTTCCGACGTCGCCGCGCAGCCCAGATATTTTACAGTGTTCGGCAACGAGATCGAACTCGCGCCGTCGCCGGATGCCGCCTATACGGTCGAAATGGTCTACCGCCAGGTGATCCCGCCGCTCGCCAGTACCGGCGCGAACTGGCTGCTGACGCTCGCGCCCGATCTTTATCTCTACGGCGCGCTGATGGAAACAGCTCCCTATCTCAGGGAAGACGAGCGCATCGCGACCTGGGGCGCGGGGCTTTCGGCCGCGCTCAGTGATCTCAACAATCTCGGGCTGACCTCGACCTTCAATGCCGGGCCGATGACGGTGCGGGTGTCGGGGCAGGTGCTTTAGCGCCTCATCAAAGCCCACCACTGGTCATCCGAACGCCACGCAGAGCGTTTCCGAATCTGGAAACTGCAAACCGCTCAATTGAGAATCCGGATTTCGCGCTCGGCAAATTATCGGGCCGCGCTTTGCACCCGGTGGCGCGCTCCGGCATGACATCGCGGCTTGCAGCAATCCGCCAGGTCTTGTTCGGACTGTTGCGATTTTTTTCAAAGGAAGCATTGATGGCATCGTTCAACAAATTCAACTGCTTTGTCGCCGATTTGGCGCATGCGCTGCACGACATGCTGACCGGCACGGCGCAGGTTTATAAAGTGTATCTCACCAACACCGCGCCTGCCGTCACCAACACGGTCTACAACACGCCGGCTGATCTCTCGACCGCCAATGGCTATACCGCCGGCGGGTTATCGATCGGCACCATTACGGGTTCGCAGACCTCCGGCACCTTCAAGTTCATCGGCGGCACCGATCCGGCCTGGACCGCCTCCGGCGGCTCAATCGGTCCGTTTCAATATGCGGTGCTCTATAATTTCACGTCGGCGACCAAGCCGCTGATCGGCTGGTGGGACTACGGCACGGCGATCACGCTGACCAACGGCAACACGTTCACGGTCGATCTCGACCAGGTCAACGGCGTGCTGACGATCACCTGACATGGCCAAGCTCTACAACCTTGCCCGGGTGAACACCGCAACCACCGGCACCGGGACGATCACGCTCGGCACCGCGGTGGCCGGCTATCTCACCTTCGCGCTCGCCGGCGTCGTCGACGGGGATTCTGTTTATTATGCTGTTAAAGATGGATCAAATAGTGAGATCGGTATTGGAACCTATACCGCCTCTGGCACGACGCTAACTCGCACAGTTATAAATTCAACCAACAGCAACTCGGCGATCAGCCTGTCAGGTACGGCCGAAGTGTTTATCACTCCGCCGGCGACAGCATTCCGTGAAGTTTTGACGGGTGCTCGCACTTACTATGTTCGTACAGATGGGTCGGATAGCAATACGGGCCTGGTCAACAGTGCTGGCGGTGCTTTCCTGACAATCCAAAAAGCGGTGGATACCGTCTCC